GCTTTTTTGTTATGGAGAAAGCATTATGGCGGAAGAGTTCAAAAAGACCGGACTTATGGACGGAATGGGCGAAAACAATGATGACGACGATTTCAAAAACGACCCCGAGGGCGGCGGGAACAAAGCACTTCGTTTGCCGTTCGCACTGTGCAAAGCAAAGGGCATAAAGATACAGGATTGGTGGACACCTCGCGACGCTTGGAACGCGTTAAAGAACGGCGGATATGTCGAAGATGTGGACGAAGAATACGCTAAACACTTGAAAGAAGAAAAGCGCGAGAAAGATAAAAAGTGGCGCAAAGAGAACCCCGGGCGTGTTGCCATGTGGAAAAAGCGCGCCGAAATCAAGAAAGCGCAACTCAAAAACCCCGAGCATAATCCGGATAAGAGTTATATTCACGAGGACGGTAAGATTGCCGGTGCCGCCAAAGGTAAGCCGATGACGTTTGAACAGGCGGACAGCGGAAGCGTAAATCCCTATTATGGAACGGAGCAAATCGGCTATGTAACCAACTGTCAAACTTGCGTGGCAACGTTTGTTGCTCGAAAACTCGGCTACGATGTAAAAGCATTGCCGAACCTCAACAACAAAAACATAGCAGACCTATCGCATAATGTATCGCTTGCTTATCTCGATAAAGACGGAAATCACCCGAAACAAGAAAGTAGCGACGGCTCGTTAATGAGCGAACCCGGAAAGACGTACGCGTTGCGTTGGGCTTGGAAAGGCAGAAGTTCGGGACATATCGTCCTGATGATGAACGACGGACAAGGAACGTATTTATATGACCCGCAAACGAACACGAAGTATAGCGGCAAATCGGCATATTCGTTCATATCTCGTGGTTATGGTTTCAAAAAAATGGATTTGACCGATTGCACAATCGATGAAAAATTCTGCGATAAAATCATGAAAGGAGTAAAGAAAAATGGATGAAATAAAAACACTCGTCGAAGAACTCGGCGCAAAGTCTTATAAAAAAGGCAAATCGTGGAACGGTTACGAGGTGTATATTCCCGTTTATACCGGTAATCCTTGTGTAGGCTTGCCTCTCGTGGTGCTTGTAAAGGGCGGCAAAGCAAGAATAAGCAACGCCAAAGAGGCAATTGATTACCTCAATTACGAATAAATCGGAGAAACATGGCAGATGAATTTAAGAAAAGCGGTTTGTTGGACGGCTTAGGTGAAAACGACGAAATAGAACGTTGGATAACGGTCAAAGGCAATCACGTTCCGATAAAGAAAGGACAGTCGCAGGAAGAAGCAATCAAGCAGGCTTTCGGAGAAGCGGAAAAGACGCCCGAAATGAAGAAAAGCGGGCATATGGACGGCTTGGGAGAGTATAGCGAGAAAACTTCGGATGATACCGCCGAATCGGGATATAAAAGCGTAGACACGAAAACGTTTGTAAACACGCTGGCGGAAGCAAAAGCAACTGTTGCCAAAGACCGCCCGCAAGACGCTTGGAGAGTTTCGTCCCCGAATAGCGCAGTGTTTGACGAAGAACATCCGAATGCAAAGAAATACACCACTCCCGGCGGAAGCACCGTTGCTATAACGCCCGACGGAGATATAGTGGCGGTTTGTAAGAGTACAAACGACAGTTTGCACGGCAAACAGTTAATACAATTTGCAGTAAAGAACGGTGGGAACAAGTTAGACGCTTTCAGTGGATTGTGGAAGTTTTACACGCAGAACGGTTTTGAGCCTGTTTCGTGGACGCATTTCGTTGATAAAGAAGATGTGCGCCCCGACGATTGGAAACCCGAATACGGGAAAGAACCAGTTGTATTTTACAAATATACAGGCAAAGCGACAAACGAATCACTTGAAGATTTTAAAAACAGAGTGCCGGAGAGCAAAGACTACTTTGCGGCGCAGAAAATAAGAGATGACCAAATAAACGGAAAAGTCAAAGGGGTACATGCTATGACAAAAGAAAAAGAAGAGCAAATTAAGAGATTGGCAAAAGAAAAAGGTTTATCTTTTGCAAGCGCAAAGCGGATGCTTGAAGAAATGGAAGCGGATGATTTTGATTACGAACAATATATGGCTGAAATAGCATATTAAAATCAAAAGCAAATATGGTTAAAAAACAGGAGGTAAAGAAGAATGAAAGAAGTTGCTCCTACTTACGAAGAATTTTACAAAGAAGTAAAAGAGGGCTTTCGTTTTTGGTGGAAGAGCCTTTCCGAAAAAGAAGTCGATGACTATTTACATTCAGAAGAAGCACAAGAAGAAATCAAGTATAGATATAACGAAAATCTGAACGAGTTTAACAAAGGCGAAATTGACCGCAAAACGTTTATGATAGGTGGCGCAAGTTCAGTAGCATACTGCTTGCAAATGATGTACTAAGGAGAAAAAGGGAATGAAAACATACTATGTATACGATACGCAGACGGACGAGTTTCTTTGTGAGGTGCGTGCATGGTCGGTGGTAGACGCCGAAATAAGAGCGTGCAAACAATTGAACAAAGGAAGCGACGATGTTTATGCGTTCACGGAGAAATTATACTAACTAAAAACAAAAGGAGCAATAGAAGAATGACGGCAGGCTTATTGGCGTACATATTTACCGGAATTGCGTTGGTAGCTTTTTATGTTTGTACTATTCTTTTGGTAACATCCGCCGACAAAGACGACAAAAAAGATAAAAAAGATAAAAAAGACGACAACTAAAAACAAAAGGAGCAGACAAAAAATCTGCTCCTTTTAATATTACTTTTGCAAAGATTTAAGATACTGTTCAATCAGGAAGAGGATATATTCGGGTGGCTTTCTCGTCCCTTGCTCCCAATTTCGGATAGTAGCAACGGGTACGTGAACAAGCAAAGCGAATTTACTTTGCGATAGCCCGGTAGAGGCTCGGAGTTCTTTAATCGTCATAGTTTAATCCTCTAATTTTCTTCGTATGCGTCGTTAAAACTTTCGGTTGAAAAATCGCTTTCGGTGCTTTGCTTGTACAAATCAATCTTATATTGGCTATATAGTTCTTCAACCGCTTCGCGCAAAGTTAAATCGTTTTTCTTTGCATAACTTTTTACTTCCTTACTATCCTTTTCGCTTAGGTAACAAGTATAAGTTACCGTTGCTTTAACTTCGACTATAATCATTTTTCATACTCCTTTAATAGTCCGTCAATAATTTTATGAAAACTATAATATGCCTCAGACTGCTGTCCATTTTGTTATTAAAAATATATCGTCAAATGCGCGAATAGAATATCTTCCGTTTAATGCGTATAATCTGTGGTTTTCTGCTATTGGATGATTATTGTCGATACCGTCGCAATCGTCAATCAAGATATGAGCGTTATTAAATCTTGCCGTGCCTAAATAATTGCTGTTATGCTCATAGTCTATGTTTTGATTTTTGCAATAATTTTCAAGTTCTTCGTAATTATCAAAAATGATAGCATACGTGTTTCCGTCCTCGCCATTTTGTTTTGGATAAGCAATAACATTGCCGTTTCCGCAATCGATTGCTAAACTACTTATGTCGCTGTATGTGTCTATAACTTTCATAATTTACTCCTTGCTTGCGTTTGACCGCACAAGCGCGGTTAATTATTTTAAGCGACGAAAATTTTTCTGTCGCATTTAGCCTGAGTTTTCTTTCCATAAAGCGAATACCACTTATCAGCCGTCGAGGTTATAAGCGTTTGCGCTTTTTCATTGTCGTTAGCAAAAACAGCTTCAAGGATATCTTTAACAGCACTTTCGCTTTGTTCGACAGAGTGGTTATCGTCATATCCGAAGTAATCGGCAAGGTTATACAGCTCTTGCATAAACCACTTTTCAACTTTAAGCTCGCCGCGCTTTGCTTTCCCGTAGATAACGCTTATCTGTCCTTTGCTGAACTCCGTTGCTTTCTGATAACCGTACTGCTTCATTTTAAGCTCCTCGGACGATTTATTTCGTCCATTTGTTTTATCTGTCTATATTGTACCACATTGACATATATTTGTCAAGCATTTTTTAATAAAAATCTAAAAAAAATCTAAAAAAATGAAAACAATCTCAAAAATGGGGTTGTTTTTTTATTTGGGAAAAACTTTTAAGGAGAAAAAAATTATGGCAACAAATTTAACACGCGAAGATATGAAACGCATGATGAGTGCGAATCCGAGCATGAGAGAACCGGAAGAAGAGATAAAGGAGAAAGTCTATCCAAATATAGCAAAAGAGCGCGTAGAGCAAGAGTTAGACGAGTTACACGAAAAGATACTTAAATTGACTTGCTTTCTATACGGCAGAAAAATACCGGAGCGCGTTGTAACGCCTGAAATGCGTGAGCTTATGAAACAACAGCTCAAACACATGCAAGCGTATGCAGGAACGCTTCAAGACCGTTTAATCATATGGGACTTGTACAAAAACGAACATAAGGAGTAAGACTATGCCAAAAAAGAAAAATTCAGAGCCGAAGGAGCGGTACAGAGCCGAGTGGTTAGGTCAACCGCTAACCGCCGAGGAAGCGCGAGCAAAAGGCAAGGCGGGCGGCATTAAGTCGGGACAGGTTCGTAAAGAGAAAAAAACGCTAAGAGAAACGATGAAATTGCTTCTTAAAGAGCAGTTCAAATTCAACAATCCCGTAACGGACGAGTTCACAAGCGGCGACGGTTATGCTATGTGGTGCGCACAGGTAACGGCAGGCGCATTAAAAGGCGACAGAAAGTGCCTTGAATACCTGCGTGATATTATCGGGGAGAATCCGTCCACCAAAGTTGTTGGTGCGGAAGAAGAGCCGCTCCGTAAGGTGGAAATAGAGTTTGTAGACAAAAGCAAGCGTTCTAAAACGGAAAGCGACCCGAAAATAGTCGGAGAGCAAAGTCCGACCGTCAGCGATGAAAGTTGAGATTGCGGACGTATATGAACCTGCGTTCGATATGTCCACGCCGAAATGTTGTAAAAACCTATGGTATGCGCCGAGAGCGTGCGGCAAATCGTCAGCGTTAGGTCGTATCTTATGGCTGTATTACATTAGCTTTCCCGATTATGACGTGGCGATAGGCGTAGACAGTCTTACAAACGCGGGCGACGGCGTATTAAGCGAGTTTCAGTCGTTCCTTGAAAGCGAGAACCTTGCGGACGATTGGATATTCAGTGCCAAATCGTGCTATATGAAAGGCGCGCGTAATCAGATACGCTCGTATGCTGTTCAGACGAATAAGTTAGACAACGTGAACGCAACGAAGTCGAAGAAGCTCATACGTCCTGTTTCGTTGTTCGTAATGGACGAAGTGCAGAAGTTGCATAACAAAGGAATTTTGGATAACTGTTTATCCACGTTCTTACGACAGATGAAAGCAGGGCATAGCAAGGTTATCCTTGCAGGAAACCCCGACCGTGCGGCGATGTGGTTTGATGACTACTACAAAGTCAAGTCGGAAGATGACGAGTGGACGGTTATAAAGCCGACATATCTCGATATCATAGCGTGGCTTCCCGACGCTTTAATTCACGAAATCGAGATGATGAGAAAAACCGACCCGGTGTCGTACGCTCAAATATACTTAGGCGACCTCGAAGTAGCGGGCTGGGAACAAACGTTTCATTCGTTTATCGAAAGAGAGCATTATATTCCGAGAGAAGAGTTACTTGCCGCTCCGCAAAAGACGGGCGATATGCTTCACTCTATCGTTATCGGCATAGACGACGCGGAAAGCCAAGACGCCATAGCGGGCGAAGCCGTTATGGTGCAGAGAAACGGACATATGAAAGTCAACGAGGGATTGTATCGCTCTTGCAAGGAATTACCGGTAAAGCCTGCACTTACGGAGCGGTGTGATATCGTAGCAGAGTATCTCGACTATATACAGGCGCATTTCAATCCCGAGCGTGCGATACCGATAATAATGGTGTTCGACTGCGCAAGCGGTATGTATAGACAAATGGCGGTTATGAAACGGACAGACCGCAATTTTATGAGGTGGAGAAACGTGTTATTAAAGCCTTACACAACCAAAGGAGAGAAAGAGGAACAATTGGACGAAGTAAACACGGCGTTTGCGAACGGGATATTGAAAGTCGTAAACGTAGACAGGTATTCGCCGAAGTATTCAAACGCTATGCTTGTCAAACAGATAAAAGCGTTGCGGTACTTGGACAACAAGAAGATAGACCCGACCATTCCGAACGACTGTACGGACGCATTGCAGTACGCGGTTATGACCGTGCTTGCGAATCCGTATCGTTTGTCGTTCCCGGAAAGACGCGCTATTTACGACGCGGACAACGGAGCGGAAACGTTCCTCGAAAAACTGAAATATGGAGAACTGTAATGAGATTAAGAGAGTTTTTGAACGGCGATATAGCATACACGCGTGCGGAGAAAGAGATACGCGAATGGGTAGAAACAGCATATCCGGGAATAAGCATAGAATTTTATCCGCACTTGGAGCTTGTGCGAACGAATAAGCGTGCTATATCCGAAAGACGTTGCAGAAAGATAACCGAAGTGGTCAATATCAAGATAGGCGAGATATTGGAGAAACACTCGGAAGAAATCTACATCGGGGAGCGGTTAGACCGTATCTGGAAGAAACACCCCGAGTTTGACGCGGAAGTCGAGAGTATAGACGACATAAAGAAAAACCCGCTCTTTCTCTCGTACCTGAAAGAGTTGATAATCTGAGGTGCTTATGGAAATTATAGACGATAAAAATTTTATGCCGCTCGGAGTTGGGAGCGAATTATCCGCAGACAGTTTCAAAGTCGTGCAGTATTCAAACACATACTTGCTTGCCGCTCCGCGTTATTACACTTTTTACGCTTCGTATATCAAGCCTCTTGTCGGAATGTATACGGGCTGGATAGAGGGTTTCCACAATCTCGACTACGGCGTTATACCGACAAAGTTCTTGCAGAAGATAGGCAACGGGATAAAGAGCCTTTTGTTCTCGAATCCCGTCGTGCTTAACTCGTACAATCCCGACACGAACAACATAATCGATACGAAGTTCAAGAAAAAGAGCAATTTCGACAATGCAAAAATCGAAGCGTACGATTTCTGCGAGGCAGGCGGTACGGGACTGTTAAAGCTCAATCGCGACGGTAACGGTGATTTGCGGTTTGAAGCAATACCAATGGACAAGTTCTTTATCGAAGTTGACGGCTACGGAGATATAGAGCGCGTTAAGTGCTTTATAGCGACTTATCACGACACTATATCGGCGACGACAGAGTATCACTTATGCGAGGAGCGGTTCTTCAAATACACAACTATCGGAAGCGTTAAAAAGCGTTTCCCAATGGTGCATTATACGGTTTATCAGACCACGACGAATATTACATACGACGCTGTACCGACAAACCCCGTGCGTTGGGCAGACGTTCCGCCCGAAGTAAGAAACAGCCTTAAACGCGATTACGGCGAAATCGATATAGACAAAACCGACGCATACACGATGACGAACGATTCGTCAAGGCAGTACGCAACAATGTGGCAGAACTGCACGCTGTTACCATTCGACGACGATTTAGGCGTAAGGCTGATAAAATTCACTCGTAATATTCCGTCGTTTCCGAAAATGCCGTTCGGTATGCCGCTTGCGGACTTTCTGCAAAACGAACTGTATCAGTATGAGCAGTTAAAATTCTTCGAGCGTGTGGAAGTATATACGGCACGCGCAAGGGTAATGATGGACGACTGCAACAGCAACCCGAACGACCCCGAAGAAAGACGGCGTGCGCTTGACCCGATAATCTTCAATTACTACGAGAATTTACTTAACGGCGAGAAAGACGGCAAGCCGCTCCCGATACAGCCTGAACTACGAGCGGACGAGATAAAGACGCAAAAACAGAATATTTTGAACGACACGGCGGCGGCACTCGGGTTATCGAGTACTACGATAGCAAGTTGGCTATCAGACGGCACGACGCAGAAATCCGCTACGGAAATCAAAGCGGGACGAAGCAACACCGAAACGTTCATCAAAGACAAGATAGGTATCATATCACAGCCCTTGCAGGACTTGATTGATATCTATTTTCATTATTACGGGGTCGAGGCTCCCGAAATGCGTATTATGCCCGTAAGCCAAGAGATACAGGCAGAAGAGATACAGCAGTACGCAGAATTGTACGACGGCGGAAAGGTTACTGCTCGTATGCTTGCCGAAAAGATACTCGGCACTAACTCTTACAGGGAAACAAAAGACCTCGAAGAATTTATTATTTCTCACAGTAACAAAGCGCAAATGCCAATGGGCGGCGGTTTACCGCAAGAGAGCGGAGCGGCGGAGAACCCAAAACCGACGACTCAAAACACAAATGCGACGTTAAATAAAACAGCACAAGGAGGGCTGGCTAATGGCACTGATAAAATCAATGTTGGATAAATTGATTGCCGAACTGAAAAAAGCACCTCCCGAGGTAAAGAGCGAACTTAAAAGCGCACTCGGCGAGGAAACCGTAACCGCTCCCGAAGTTAAGGAAGAAACCGAAACGGACGGAAACGGCGAAAACAGCGCAGAAAAGGAAGTTGCAACCGACGAAACGCAAGCAACCGAGGAAACGACCGCAGAAGAAGAAACGCCCGAAAATGGCGAAAATACGGAGCCTGAGAAAGAAACCGAAGAAGAGGAAACCGAAGAAGAGGAAACCGAAAAGGTCAGAACGGAAGCTCCCGAAACGGAAGAAGAACCGGTTATGCAGAAAGGCGTTGAAGCGGAAGAGAGCGACGACACGGGCGACGGAGAAACCGAAGCGATAGCGGAAACCGCTCCCGAAGAAACCGAAGAGGTCGAGGGCAACATTCCCGAAATGCGCAACGAACCTGCCGTAGAAGAATCGGAGATGCCTGCCGATTACGAGGCTATTATTGACGGCTTGAACGCGAAAATACTTGCGTTACAGGCTGAAAATCAGAAGTTAAAGGCAAAAACCGAGGGTGCGTTCGGGTATTCGTCCAAAATCGGCGGAGCGGTTAAACACAACTGCCTGTATGACGATTGCGACGGATTGAAAATGCACAAATAATTTTTCAGGAGAATAAAAAACATGTCACTTTTTAACCTTAACAACCAGCAGGTCGCAAGACTGACCTCTAAAACCGTTTACAAGAATCTGTATCAGGATATTATCCACAAGGACGGATTCGGTATCACCGACAGATTCGTAACCCCCGAACAGACCAAAGCCGCAATGATTGATATTTTCGTCCCGATTCCTATCGGCGGCAGATTCCGTATGCGCGGCGCAAGCTCCAATGGCGAATGGGCTAATACCAACAACGCGCCCAACGCGAACAAACAGCGCAATCACGTTCTGTCAAGACGTTTCACTATCGATATCCTCAAAAGATACGACTTCAACATTGCCGTTTCTGAGGACGAAATCGAAATGACCGGAGCGGCAAGCCTCAACGAATCGTTCGAGCAGATTTGTCGTGAACAGATTGAGCAGGATATCGCAATCAACATAAACGGCTATACTTTCGCGGCACAGGTGTTTGCGTTCTTCACCGAATCGTTCGCGGCGGCTTACGCAAAAGGCTCTTCGGCGGCGGCGACGGATATTACCGACGCAGAAGTCAAAGCGGCACTCGAAAAGTACACTTACGATTCGACCAACAGAACGGGCGCAATCCGTGCGTTCAAGATTTCCAACGCAAAAGTAAGCAAAGGCGACAGCAAACTGTATGCGGATTACTTCCCGGCAGACGCAAGACAGGCGTTCCTGTTCGACCCGATTTATCTTGTAGACCTTTCCGAAACCGCTTCGATGTCCGCTTCCGACGTTGCAACCCGTATGCTTGCAGGCGGCGGAATGAACGCGTTCACTTCCGAGAAAAAGACCGTTGCAGACTTCCAGAAAGGCTATGTCGGTTGGCTCGACGGTATGCCTTTGTATGAAGTAAGCCAGCAGGTCAAAAATGCCGCTTGGTATTACTTGGGACTTGACACGACCGATGACGCAACCGTTATAGGATATCTCAACGATATTCAGGCGATGATTGCACCTGCAAACGCAACCGTTCGCGGACTGCGCCCCACTTCGTTCAAAACCGTAGACGACCCCGATACTCAGGGCGTCATTATTCAGCCTAAGGTCAATATGGGCGTTCGTTGCCTTTCCGGTACCGCTCTTAAATGCGTCGTGTCCGGTACCGAGTGGACGGGTGCCACTTCCAACGTGGACAACGCAAAAACCACTATCGTTGCTATTCTCAAAGCAATCAATATGGTTCTGCCCAACCTCTCGTACGACAACGACAACAAGGTCGCACAGGCTTCCACTTTGACCTCTAAGGCAGACGGAACTCAGACCCTTGCGTAAGTTAAACCTTTTTGGAGAAGATACAAGTCGGCTCGTCGGTGTGCTTTACGGGCATAACGGGAGCGGAAAAGTCTATAACTATTTAGGCAAAAAAACGCTCAGAACGGGCGACTTGGTTACTCCGGAAGTTACTCACCCGGTATCGGGTAAGACTTACAAAACACTCGGCAGAATAGTGTACACGCGCGACGCAAACGGTGCGCCTGCCGAACAAACACTCGACAAATTATCCGACGAATTTGTTATGCTCAAAACATTAGGTTCGACCGACCAACGGTCACTGCCCGGCTACTACCCCGGGTGGGGAGATGACACAATGCACAAGCTTAACACGTTCGGCGAGTAATTACTCTCCATTTTCCCCTATTAAAGGAGCGGCGGTTTCCCTCAATTCCCGTCGCTCTTATGCCGTTAAGAGTATAGCCGTGCAACTCGGCAAAACGGCAACAACACACGGAGGTTTATTATGTTAGATACCACATATCCGCTCAGCGACGACGCAATGGTGTACGACTACACCAAACACAGATACATACTCACGCCTGAGTACGTGCTTAACAATCTCGGCATAGACTTATACGAGAAAATGGGCGGCAAACGTACGGTCAATACAACTACGGCTATAAACGTGCTTTTGGACAACCGCATTTCGTTCAAGATTTATTCGGCGATATACGCTCATCAGGACAAGCAACTTATGGAGTATATCCTTGCGAAAAGTCCGTCTGCGCGTAAAGTCCTGCTCGAAGCAATGAGTAATCAATTGCTCGACCTTGTAACTTACGGCGAAAAAGAGAAAGAGCAAGTTTCTCAAACCACTTATAACGCGCTTTTACAGCCGATAGACGAAACGGGCAAGTCGGTTTTGTATAGGATTTACAGAGGTTTTTTAACCTACATCCCGACTTACGAAGAGGGGCATTACTGATATGGATATAACGGATTTTCTCGCTCACGACCGCAAAAAAGAGTTTTTGGTCGGGTATTACAAAAACAGCGAATCCGCGCCCGAAGCGTATTTTGAGTACGGCATAGAAAGCGACAAAACAACGGCGTACAATATGCTTATCAAAAACGTTATGTCCGCACGGTCGAATATGATTATTCATACGACGTGGGATATGGGCTGGGACACGCTCGGTTTCGTTGAATTACAAGACGGCACCGATTGGCAGGTTGTAGACTATACCACGAGATTGACAAAGCATAATCCTAACGTTTTACGCATTATAAAGAGCAATCCGGCGACGGAATACGTCTTGTCGCTCGTAGCGGTAGACAATCCGTTGAAAAAGTTCAGAAACGAATATCAATTGTATATAACGGGTGTAACGGTTAAAGTCAACGAACATTACATCCCCGAAAATTACATTCTGCAAAACGGCGACAAGATAGAAGTTTTTGGTTATGGCCAGAAATTCAACGTCAACGACACAGAATACGATAACGGAGCGGACATTATCATTAAAAACCAAAATATCAGCATTTCGGGAACGGGTTCCGCAGTAAACCATAGTTCGATGAAAATACTTTTCAGACAAACCGATTAAGTACCGAAATAACGCCGAAAATCAGCCCGTAACGGGTTTTAAGGAGAAAAACGTGAAATGACAAGGGAACAATTTCAAAAAAGTTGCAACACGGCATTTTCCGCTTTTAAGGACTATGTGCCGAACCCGAAAACGAGAGGGAGCGGATATTACATAAACAAGTACGGTCACAGGTGTAAATGCTCGACGGGCAATATGGCATTTAATGCGTCGAAGATAGAGTTCACCGACGACAGGACGTGCAACATTTATGTGGACGAGAATATCGCACCGTATGTGCCGTACACTAATGAAAAATGGGTTTCGCCGAAATGGAAAGGAAAAAAGAACCCGAATGAGGGTTGGTTCGGTCGTGCGACTTATGTCGTAGCAAAGAACATCGGTAGACAATTCAGAGTAAGACCGGGGTCAATAAGGAGAATAAGATGATTTCGATACAGACAATAGCAGAGAGATTGACAAAGGATTTAAACGCGCTTGCGCCCGAAAACGTAGAGTTCGTGATAATGGGCGACGGCGGCAGTTATGTTCCGTCGATAAGAAAGCTGCGCTCGAATATCGTCATACAGCGTGTAGACGGCGAAGCGGATATTATATCTTCGACAATTACGCCTGTTAATGGCATAATTGTTGCAACGCAAACGGTGGGAGTGTCGGTGTGCGTGCGTATCGATAAAAGCAAAGGCTTTGACGAAAGCGTGAGATATATTCGCGAAGCGATAGCAACGTATATGAGTACGCCCGTCGTGTTCGACGATACCGTTACAGATGACAAGGGCAATGAACAAACCTACACCGTGACTATGTACGGCTCACAGCCCGAAGCAGGCTCGCGAGAAGTGCGGCAGAATTACGGCGACAGCATTGATTACAACTGGGTATGCAATTTTTCGATTGTGCAAAACGGCGTAAACAGTCAGAATCAGTCGGTAACGTTCGAGGGAGAGCCGATACCGTTCACAAGCCTTGTATTGACGCGAGTACCCGTGACCGACGGCGGCGCGTTCAGCAATACGAATGGCGTAGCGAAGTCGTGGCACTCGACTACGGCTTTACAGGTGACCGTGACGGTGCCTGCTCTTACCAACAATAACCTTACCAAAGAACACGCTGACTATGTGATAAACGGCACCGAAAAGGTGTATGACGTCGTGATTAAATTCAGCGAACTGACTACGACCGGCGCGGACGGTAAAGCCGTCGTAAAAGAGAACAAAAAACGAATGATATTCGACGTGGGAAGCATAACGGCGCAACAGATAAACAACGTCGGTATGGAAATAAACCTGTTGGAATACTTCGAGCCGAATGTTTCGGAGGAGGCGTGATATGGCGGACGGCAGACAATACACAATAACCATATACGACAAAACGACGGGGCAAGGCTCTCCGATAGCGGGCGAGCAAAACGACGGCAAGGACACGAAGAACGACGATTCCGCGCCCGATAAAGGCGAAGTCGCTTTCAATTGGATGTCGCTTAAACGCGTAGCGAACTACGCTAAACGCGCTATATCCTACGAAATATCTACCGTTAGTTTAAGAACGGGCGAGAACGAACGTCAACAGCGCATGCAGTTCACCTACGATATTTTAGGACAAACGAGCAGTGCTATTACGAATATAGTCATCGGGGCAAAGGTCGGCGGAGCGTACGGAGCGATTGCCGCGGCGGCTTATACCGTTGTTGAAACGAGCATAAGCATAGGACAGAAAATAGACAGGTTCAATCTTCAAAAGAATTTGGAAAACGTTTCGCTCGGCTTTGCGAGAACGCGGAGCGGCGATTCGCTTGCTTACATAAACGGCGGAAGATAAAAGGAGAAAAGGACAATGAAGAAAAAATCTTTGATAATTCTGTTTGCCGTCGTTATTGCGCTGATGATGTTCCCGATACTATGGCAAATACAAATAGTCAAGGACTACAAATACGAGTACGAATGGCGAAATGAGGCATATGAGCAGGACGTTGCAAGCGGCGTTGTTCAGGACGAAGAAAAGATGAACGCTTGGCTTGGCAGATATAAAACTAAATGGGTAATGCAAAGCGTAGTGCTTGCATTGCTCGTTGTGGGTGAATTTGCTTTAATATGTGTCGAAATAATAACCATATTCCCGAAAATACTTTTTCCGAAAACTACCGCTATAATACTGCTATGCGTAGGTGCTATGTGCGCTATATGTTTATTCCCGCAAGGCGGAAGAGCGAAACAAACAAAGCAAGAGTATAACTCGTGGGCTAAACTCAACACCTGCGGACTTGCCAACGTCGAAAGGGATAAACAAACGATGATGAATATTTGGGGCAACACGCTCACGGGCGACATTATTGCCGAAATATCCTACGGTGTTCTATGTCTTGGAACACTTGCGGGCGTGTGTATCGTGTACTCCGAACGGCTTCTTTTCTACAAAAACGCAATCACGCACAAAAACCTCGTACAAACGGAAGAAAAGCCGACATTTTACGAAGAATTACCCGATTTTGACGACGCATACAACGAAATTTTAAGAAAAAACGAAAAACAGGGCTAAAACGCTTGACTGATAGCAAAATATATTGTATTTATATGCTATAATTCATTTTATAAAAGGAGAAAAGTAAGTATGAAAAAGAGGGTAATTTTAGGCATTATTTTAATAATAATAGCGATAGGCGGGACTGCAACTATAAATATTATAGGAAGAACATACTTCTGTGATTATACAAATAACAACCGTTGTTTTAGGTTTCTTTCAGACGGGACTTGCGAAGAAAAAAGACAAGGCGAAGCCGAGTATTCCAATCGAGGATATTATTATCACGTTGTTGATAACGGTGGCAGAGATATAAATCCATATTGTGTCACCATTAACGGCACAAAATATTGGAACGGAATGACAATTTTTATTCAAATTGTACTTGGGACAATGTTTATTGTAGGTATTTGCAAATTAACAATAGCCGCTTCATTAAGAGCGAAAAACGAAGAAAAGAAAGAGTAAAATACAGCAAGCCGAAAGGCTTGCTTTTTTAATAGGAGAATGTAATGGAACTACTAAAATTTAACAGATTGAAAGTCTTGATAGGCGGCACGGATTACACAAATCACGTGCCGTTTCCTTTTAAGTGGAGTGCGCTTTTAGATGAACAACTCGACGAAGCAACGCTCGAACTTGTGCGCGTGCCGATAGAAAACTTTGAACCACTTCTCGATGTCGTTGTAAAAGTATGGAACGATAGCGACGAAACAAGAGTTATAACTCATAATATGTTAGTCGCAAATGACGACGCGCACGAAATTCCCGTAGGAAGCGGCAAGTACAATCATACGTTGTATCTGATAGAAGAAACAAAATATTTAGAGGGCTTTTATGTCAGGTCGCACGGGTATGTAAACTCGTTAAATAAAAAATTCCATCCGGTAGAAGTGTCCCCGGATAAAACACAGTGGGAAAATAGCAGTTTTCAAAAAGACTTAAATGCTTATCCAATAAGTTCTCCAAAAACAGCAAATAGCGTTTTGTTTCCCTCGATGAGAAGCGTTTGGTACAATATGCACATCATACAGCCCCCAACAGGCAGTAATTCGTATGGCGGCTTAGATGACGGGTCAAAGATTGAGATTGTACAATCTAACGGGATTGTTTTTTCGACAAACACCGACAGAACGACAATGGGGGATGTTACACTTAATGTCCCCAATGGCAGTTTTACGGCGCGCTATACTTTAAGATTTATTCTTGTCAGTACTGTCGGTAGTACCACAACTACAAGCGTTGAACCTGTAATATTTACTTATTCTTTGCTTTGTGCGCCTAACGGGATATCCGACCCCACAACTTGGACAGCTCGTTCGGTAATCGAACGAGCTTTAATTTTAGCCGAACCGCTCCGTGAGGGAGATTGTCCTCGGTTTTGGCTCAACTCCGCGCAAGCCGCAGAGTTTGAAAAAATTACAGTTCCCGAATTTCAGTTCACTCAATCCAACCTACGCGAGATATTGCAAGGCATAGGACAATATGTACACGGTGAGCCGAGATTAAAAGGACACGAAATTTACTACGATATGTACGGCAGTTCAGAACAAACCGAACCATACAGCGTATACGCGGCAAAGGAAGTATCACGCACTCTCGACAGATACACTACAAATATCGACAGTAGCGTAGGCAATCTTGTCAATTCGCTCGGATATGCAAAGGGCGTGTTTATAGAGCCTTTTGCGGGTGCGGCACTGTCTATGCGTTGCGAAACGATGTATGCAAGAATAGATGAAAGCAATATGCTTTTCGCTACGAGATTCGGCATAAACAGCGTAGAAAAGTTCGAGTATTTCAATGACGATACCAACGAATTTTTAGACATAACGCCTTATGTTTTTGAGTCTGCTGATTATAATCAGATGTCGTCATATGAGGGCGATTATCCGTACTCAAAGGCATACGCACTGTATTATACGCAAGGCGAAAGAAACATACGTGGTTTTTTGTTCAAAGAAAAAAATGCAATCAATAAAGTGTATGAAGAAGCGGCTATTAAAAACATATTGGGAAAGGTAATGGGAGCAATACCTAAAATCGGCAATTATGCAAAAATGCAATTCCGCATAACCTATCAGGCATTTATGCCGGCGAGAGTTCAACAAAACAAGTCGCTTATTGTGGCAAAAAAGCATTTCACTACGGCGTATAATCAAGGGCAAAACGTCGTTGAAAGCAGACACTACGGAGAAAATCTCAAAGGCGTTGTCGCTCGTTTGGGTAACGTGGATAAGGTTGTAACGGTGGTAAAACAAGGGCTTCCTATTATTCCGAAAGTCGGCACTCTTTACGATGACGATTATTATATATCTACCGTCGCCGTTGAGATACAGCCGCAAACTACAAAGATAACGCTTGCGCTTTCGCAGGATTTCAACAGATATTCGGCTTACGTTTCGCTCGACAGACAGAAGCGACAGTACGAAATAAGCGAAAAGGCGGCATATGAAAGTATGCTTTCGTATCGCGATTATGCAATAATCGGGGATAACGCTACAACATACGGCGACGCTATAACTAAAATCAATAAAGTCGTGGAGTTTATCCAATACCCGCAGGACACGAACAAACCAGTAACATTGCTTAAAGCGAAAGGTGAAGATTCAAAAGCAAACATGTGGCAAGAAGTTGTGCTTCCTTGTCAGCCTGCGGCAATGGGCAATACAATAGTGTTTATATCCGGGTATAAGGATAACTATTCGGCTGGTGAAAGCGCAGTTGAATGGATAGCAAAAACAGATACCAGCGGGACGACATACAACTATTATCAGCAAGGCGTGCCGTATTCTGATGTTTACGGCAATATAGAAAAACTTTACCTTGAATACTACACGGGCGGCAAGGCAATCGGTGAAGATAACGAGTTCAATCTTGCAAGCACGCTTCCTGCCGCAAATTACTTATTACCCGATAATTCGCCGCTTATAACTACGGGAGATAATCCGTTGTGGGTAAAGAAAGGCTCGACGGAGATTTTGGGCATTAACTACCAAATAGATTTCGTAAGTAACCGCCGAAGCATTGTCATCGGCAGTGGATTCGCAAAGTACTGCTCGCTCGTAAACGGTTACGACGATTCGGCAATATCGTTGGTATTGCTCAAAAACCGCCTGAATAAATTCGAGCGCACGGTCAAGTTCACGGAAGCGGACAAGCGCACGTTCCCGAAGTTTACAATTCTCGACGAGCCGAGAGCGTCGTTCAACGCTTATACCCTGACACAATCGGATGGGAATATAAAAGCGTGGGCGGTCGTTAAAGGCGACGAACTGTTATTCGGCGAAAACAAGGCGTATGCGGTGGGAGATAACATATTCGCGAATTTGTATATCACAATGGCGCACGACTATCTGCCGCCTGCATACACGGACAAGTTAGACGGCGGAATAACGCTATACCCGAATGATACGTCTGCGGACAATCCCGTGAAGAAAGTCGGCGACGAATATGTGGTCGATTGGCAAACGACGTACGATAATGCGTATTGGGTGAATATTCGAGGCGTGAATAAGCCGAACGACACGGCGACCGTTCCGAACGCGTTAAAGCCTTATCAGGACGCAAATGGAATATGGCACATAGTCGGCAAGTTATACACCGACGATAACGTTGTATTAAAAATCACTGCTTTTAAGTGGAGGTAAAAATATGGACAAAGAGAAGATAGCACAGGCAATACTGGCGATTCGCGGAGCGCGTGACGAAGCGGACACGATAGCGGAATACCTTGCGCGATTAGCCGAGCAACCCGATACAAGCGAAATCGAGGACGAGTATACGGAGATTATCGGCGACGAGTTTAACCACATTATCAAATTCACGGAGTTAGCCTCGGAACTCTGCGGAATAGATATACCGGAGGACTGATATGCTTATAGTACTTGACCAAAATTACCGTCCGATAGCGACGAGCGATATGACCATAACGCAGGGTGACGCGGCACTCGGCAGACTGCTTGTCGTCGCTCCGCCTGCGGTCGGAATTGCGGCTTCGTTTCAATTGCCCGATGAAACGATAACGCAAAAATATCCGTTGTTTATGAACCCGGCAAAAGTTCCTGACGAAGTGGATTCCTATGTGTATTCGCTGAACGTAAAGAGCAATATTTTTTCGGGCGTTTCGGGTAAACTGCTGATACAACTTTGGATATCCATACCGTACGCAGACCCGAATCAAGAGTTCACGTCTATTACAGGCGCGGCAGAAACGGCGCAAGAGTTTTCTGTTGACCCGATAGAAATGAACGTGCTTCGAGGTGCGGTAACTATCCCGCAGGTCGGCAAAGACATACCCTCGGACGAAACGTGGACGGCTCTTTTGAACGGCATTGCTACTCTCAATTCGGTAGTGTCGGATATGTCAAAACATTCCGTCAAAGCGATTTCAGGCGTTGAGGACATGTGGATGCTTGGCACGGGCTATTACAAACTACTTGTCGGAGGGCTGATAAGACTTAAACATTTAAGTACCACAGACGCGTTGTGGGACAAAAACGAAGATATGCTCGTGTGGGTAGACAACAAAACGGGCAAGAACGCAACGTTTATCGCAATGAACGCTCCAAGCAGGGACAGCACGGGGGCAATGCCGAGTAATCCGACGTTTATCTACGGTTATTCGTACAAAAACGGTTCGGCTTATTCTCGTAAAACTTTTGAGCTTAAAACCTATGCGGAGCCGTACAAGGCAGGCTACGGAATAGCGATAGAGAACCAAACTATAAGCGTAAATTTGCCCGTAGCGGAAACACAGAGTGTATGAGGAGGAATGTATGGCAGATTGGATAATCAAAGATACAACGCTCCGAAGAATAGCGGATAAGGTTAGAGGTCTTAACGATTCGGGCGCAAAAATGCTTGTTAAAAACATAGCAGATAATATTCCCGAAAAGCAGGATAAGAGCGTTGCTATTACCGAGAACGGCACGCAAACCATAAGACCTGATAACGGTAAGATTTTAGGCGACGTTATTATCGAAACCAATGTCGAGGGCGACAATAAACCCGAACAGGCAAAGACGATAAACGTCACGGCAAACGGCACGCAAACTGTCAAGCCTGATACGGGGAAAACATTATCGCAAGTAACTGTAATAACCAATGTTGAGGGGCGCGAAGTTGTTTTGCAAGAAAAAACTGTTACACCTACGCAGGAGCAACAGCAAGTCCGCCCCGATACAGGATATAACGGTTTAAGCCAAGTAACGGTTGAAGCAATTCTCACAGAAGAAAAAACTGTTACGCCTGCCGCAACGGAGTTTTATGTTTTGCCGACTACGGGTAAATACCTTACTCGTGTAAAGGTAAATGCCGTACCGGCGGAAGAGAAAACGATTACCTCGAACGGCACGTATGAGCCGAGCGACGGTAAATTTCTTTCCAAAGTGGTTGTAAACGTTCCAAGAGCAGAAGCACAAGTAAAAACCGTAACAGTTACCGAGAATAATAAAACAACTTATGTATTCCCGGACGAGGGAAAAACTCTGTCGCATGTGGTTATCAACACAAACGTACCCGGTACGGATTTTACAAAAGTAACGGCAGTGCCTGCGGATGTTGTTTCGGGTAAAGCTTTTTACGACAAAAACGGCTCGTTAGCATATGGCACAATGCCACAGTACAACGGCGAATATTTCGCAGGTCTTTATCCGCCGACCATAAGCATTGCAGATAATACGCTTATGTGGGAAGCGGTTTTGGATGCCGACGGATATAAAATATATAAACAGACAAGCTCATCTTCATATGAACTTATCGCAGAAATAACCGCCACTGAATACGATTTGTTGAACTTGGCTGTTGGAAATTATACATTGTGTGTTACTGCGTTTACGGTCGATTTGGAAACGCCAAACAGCAACGCCGTCAATTGGGTAAAGGCAAAAATAGAATACACGCTTACGAATACGTCGCTTTTGAGCGCACCCGGATATTTTACAACAAATACGCCTGCGACAATAACGTTTAATAAGGCGTTTGGGTATACATATCCGTCAACGCCCGTTGTGGTTTCGGCACAGCTCGATTCGTACAGCAACGGCGTTTTGGTTTTATCGTCGCCTAACAATATGAGCGTTAGCGTTACGGCGAACGGTGTAAAAGATACGAGTGCAACCATTACAGCTGGTTCTTACAAATTTAAAGTTGACCCGACCGCAATACGGTCAAATCTTACCGAAGATATTAACTTTACGGCGAATGGGGCAAGCTATACTGCTTTGAGTGCATATTCGAGCGGCAATATAGATTACCGAAACGGAGATACTGTTGTACAGGCGTATAACGGGACTACTTGGAGCGATTCTCGCACTATAACAGTAACAAGCACTGCGCACGTGAGTGCTGATTTCCTCGCGTGGTTCAATAACGCAATGGAGCAAAAGCTCGGCGCACCTGTTATCAAAATTACGGGTGCTGTCGTTTCGTGGACAGCGGTTGCAAATGCGACTTCTTACGAAATACGCTTTGGTGTCACAACTCTTGCAACTACGAGCGGCACTTCGTTCAATATTTCTACTTATGGTAAGACTATGGGCGCAGGCTCGCACAATATTACCGTTATAGCGAAAGCAAACGGTTTTGCAGATAGCTCCGCGAGCAATGCTGTTACCTATACCGTGTACAGGCTGACAACGGCGGCGGATTTTCGCTGTCAAGCTATCGACAGATATTCTGAATTGTTCTCGTGGGACTATATGGACTCTCACGCAACAGGTGGCATAGTTTACGAGGAGTCGGAAGGCGGTTATACGCAGATAGCAGAGCATACGCGTGACGGCGTTTCCGTGCAATTGCCGTATTCAGGACCGTTCACTATCGGCGCGCATACCTATGTATGCAAGCTTGTAGATTCTACGGGAGTGTATGACGATAGCAATTACAGCGACGCTATTACGGTTTCTGTGTATGCTTTGACATGGAACGTAGCGGGCGCAAGCAAGCCTACACAGACATATGCGCTCGGCAATGCTTCGTCCAATTTTTACACGATAACGCCCGATTCGGGTAATGAATTGCCCGAAGCAATCGAGGTGCAAGGTTTATCAACCTATACTTGGAGTGTTAGAAGCAGTGGCAACGGCACGTTCTCGTTTGATTCTGCGAATATAAATGCGGCGACTTATGCGAGCGGGATTGTGGTAACTATTAACGCGACAAAACAAGCGACCATTGCCGCAGGCACTTATGTTTGGACGACAGACCCCACGCTTTCTTCAACTTTGGTAGAAGCGAATTTCAATTTCACAAGTGGCGGCACGAGCTATACGAAGCTATCTTCGGGCAACAACGATTTTATCAAATATAACGATACTACCGTATATTCGATGTCGGGCGGCGCAACATGGACACCTGCTACGGCGCAAACTATCACCGTAACGACCGAACAAAACGTTCCGCAAGACGTGTACAACTTTTTCTTCGGCGGTAGTTTATTGAAACAATTAGCTCAACCGGTCATTGCGGCATGCGAAAGATTTATGTTTTGGAATAGAGTTGAAAATGCAACTCAATATTCGTTTAGCGTAACACAAGGTTCTAACACGTATGATTTCGGAACAATATACGACATACACAACTTCGTAGAAGCAAAAGCGGCAAACTACAATTTCAATAATAAAAAAATTTCGCTGACGGAGGGTGATTACAATTACAAAGCACCTTTTGCGGGTAATACCGTCAGAATTATGTTTACCAACAGTTGTTACTTTGAAATTTTCTGCGGAGCAGGCATAACACTGTCGTATTATGACTCGGATACAAGTATGCCAAGTACGATTGCAAATGGTTCGTTCAATACGCCTATAAGCTTTACGTTCGGTGATACGGGCGAGCTGTATGTAGAAAAGTTCTTGCTCGGACAAGGCATATCGCCGTCGTCATTTGCGGAAATAACACCCGAAGAGTTCAAAGCAGGCATAACACTCAACTTTGATTTATAAGGAGGCAATATGGCGAAAAAATATGAAGTCCCGTTGGAGAACCCAACGGGTGTAATTTTGCAAACTGCAAATAAGTTTGTAGACAGAGTTATTCTCGTTAAACCGAAATTACAATCTAAAACCGTAACCGCGTCGGCAGGCACAGTCCGAGCCGACGACGGCTATTGCGGGCTATTGGAAGTCACTATAAGCGGTGTGTCTACGCAAGCCGCTGTTGTGAGTGATACAGTGGAAATTTCGGGAAACAGCGGAGAATTTACGACAGCGGAATACGAAAAGATAAAATCGGGCGCAGACATAATCAGGAACGGAGTGGGATTCGTTATGCTTAACGAATTAAACGACGTTAAATGCTACGCCGCAAGTGAGATAACGGGCGAAACGGTAACGCTTACTGTGATAAAGGTCAAAGGCAAGTCATGGATTGTTTCGGCGTTCGAGATATAAGGAGGTAAGTATGGCGGACGAATATTGGGCTTTGGGCGATAATCCCGTCCTTTGGGACACGGCTACGCTTGGCAGCAATTTAACAGGCATAACATTTTCCATAGGCAGCAGTCAGGATACTTACAGCAAATTTACACAATTCACATCAGGCGGAACCATATATCTTAGAGCTGATGGCGATAATACGAGTACGAGGCGTATAATAGGTTCAAAACCAGCAACTGGTGTTTTTAGTTATGAAAAGCAATACGGTCGTGTTATTACTATTCATAGCATTGAATCTGGAAGTACTGCTTACGAGTGGATAAAGTCGGCAACGGGCGGCAAAGGCGTTAAGTATGATTTGATGCAAGATTTAGCCAGCCTTAATTTAACAAATTATCAAAAACTATCCACAGGTTCAGACAGTACAACAAAAATAACAGCAAAAGCTAACGGCTATGCGCCAAACAGTAATACGGTAACGTGGAGAAAAGGGACGTAAGGAGTTTTTATGAAAATTAAAGTTGAAGAGAAAAGAGCGGTCATTATAGATAATGCACCGCTCATTATCGATGTAAGAGAAAAGAACTACATAGACGTCGAAATCCCCGATGATAAAACTTACTTCGTCGGGTTTATCGGCACTACAACCGAAAAGAGAGAGGTTTTAGGCGGTAAAGTCGAGTTGCCGAAAACCTTTTTCACGGAGCAGACGCTCCAACTTGTTGTTTATCGGGCGGACGGTGAGAGCATAACGGCAATACCGTGTGAGCCGATAAAGCTGTTTCGCGTAAACAACAAGGCGTTGTTTTTGATGTATATCGAAAACGCGCTCGGAAAGGAAGATGTAAGGGACAAAGCGGAATCGGCAATGGCGCAGTGCTATGCTATGGCGGAAATGCTCCAAAAAGCATTGGCAAGAGTAGCCACTCTCGAAACGGAACTTACTGCGGCAAAGAACGACCTTGCGGACTTCCACAAACTCTATGACGAGAACGTTGCAAAGATAAACGACGTCATTCAGCGCGTAGAGAACATGGAAGCCGACTACGACATTTTAACAAAATAACGGAGGTATAAAACAATGAAAAAATTAACCATTATATTCGCTATCCTTGTGTGCTTGTGTTTTACTGCGGGCATTTCTGTTGCATATGCGGAAAATACGCCGAATTTGCAAGTTGCAACCGAAGAAACGGGACAAACCGAGGAAACGGACGGAAAGACCGAAAACGGCTCTACGGGCGAAATTTCGGGCGAAAACAAAGATATAAACAAGGGCGAAGAAACACCCGGCGACGGTTCGGGCGAAACTCCCGGGGATAAACCGGAAGAGGACAAGCCCGTCGATAAAGACGCACTGCTCGAAGAACTCATTAAAAAGGTTGACGAGTTGATAGCGGAGAAGAACGACGAGGGGCTTGATAAACTATGGGAAGTAATCCGACCTTTTGTTATTTATGTTTTGTCGGCATTACTCAGCGGCACTATAATTGCAGGGTTTATAAGCAGAGCGATTGCGAAAAAATACGATACGAAAGCGATTGCGAAATCTGTTGTCGAAGATATAGCGAATAAGGATATTTCCGTTGACCTCGAAACTATGACGAGAAAGGAAATAATGGCTATCGGCACGGCACTTAAAGCGAATTTACAGGACGGGCTTGCAGGCGTTGAGAATATGCGCCGTTCGCTTGCGCTTGTGTGCGGTGCTTTGGCAAAATCTAAAACTTTGACGCAGGAAGAGCGGGAAGAACTTGCCGCAGAAGCGAAGAAACTTGATGAAACCGTGCAGGCGGAAGCAAAAGAGAAAGTCGTCGTGCGGCTTGAAAAGTCCGAGCCTGACAAAGAAACGACCGGGGAAACGGGCGGATTGTTCGACAACCTCGGCAAGTGAGGTGAACTATGAAAGGCGCAAAATTGATATTTACGCTTTTTGAAGTGCTGTTCGTGGCGCTTGTGCCTGTCGCATTGGTTATTTATCAATACGGCTATGTGCAACCGACTTCGGCGGCGTTCAAAATATCGCTTACGGGCATAATCTTAATTGCGCTCGTGTTCTACGGCGTAAAAAAGGTTATTCTCGACCGAAAACTTCGCAATTGGGAAGCGCAATATAATAACTATGTTTCGGCTTATAAAATCGAAACGGACTTAGAGAAAAAAGAGAGGGCAAAGCAGGAAATGCAGAAATATCAGACTTGCATAGTGCTGATTCGGGCGTTTATTCCGATGTTGATATTCTGCATGATTCAAGTTTTGGCAAAAGCGTTAGAAGCGGAAATGATAACTTTGTCCAGCCTTGCGGGGCTGATAACGGCAAGTTTCGCCGTCGGTATCGTATTTGCGGTGCTTGCGGCAAGAGAGGTATAAATGACTTATGAGCAAATAGACAAAAAACGCAGAAATATCGGAAGCGTGGTTCTGTTCGACATAATAATGGGCGTAATCACGCTTGCGTCGTTCGCAGTAAGTATCGTTTCCGACTATGTAAAAGTCGGGTTTGATTTTTCGTTCCTGATGTCTTTCTCGTATTGGGCGGGGCTTATCGCTAACAACATTATCAACATAGCAATGTGCGTAGCGTTCCGTTCGGTAATGAGGGACAGAGAATCAAGGCTTAACGGCGAACTCGTCAAGATGAAAGGCGATATAGAATCGGCAAAAAGATACATATATCAAAACAACCACAACAAAGAGTTGAAACAATTCGTCGATGAAAGAAACGCCGAGAGAAAATTCAAAATGTACGTCGAGCAGATAAAGCGTAAAGCGGATAAATCGAAAGCACGAAAGAACGTAGATAAATACGCTACGAAATTGCAGTACGAAAAAGAAAGCAAAAATCCACGTCCGTGGATTATTGCGAAGTACGAGAAGATTATCCTTAAAAACAGGTCGGAATACAATGGTATGCTCGCTAAATTGCAGACGGCGAAAGAGGACAGCGTTTGGAAGCGCGTTAAAGGTTATCGCCCGATAAGAACGGCGATATTGTTTTCAACAGCGGAAAAGATAGCCGACAATACTGCCGACAATTACGAAGTGAACAACGCGAAAGAGTTCGCTTACTTTTTTGTCAAAAAAATCGTATTTATGCTGTTGTTTACGACGTTCCTCGGAACGCTCGTGCCGCAAGGCTTTGTTTTTGACTACACGCTTTTGTGGTCAACTGCCGTAAAAGTCTTTTGGGGTTCGATGTCGTTGTACGCGGGCGGCTCTTCGGGCATAGAATATATCCGTCAGGTGCTTGTCCCGGCGGTAAACGGACGTGTAGATTTCGTTCAGCAATTCCTTGAAACACTCCCGAAAAAAGCGAGCGAACAGATGTAAAAAAGTTTGGGTACTGAAATGTTATTATCGGAAAAATCAGGAGTTTTTAATAGATTTTAAGCGTTTTTCAGTACTTTTTGTTCCCTCTTAATCAGGGTGTCTAGGGTTCGAACCCCTAATCGTCCACCAAAATAAGTGGTTATGTAAACGACTACTTATTTTTTTTAGCCTGTTTTCTTATGGAAACGGGCTATTTTTTATTTTAAAGGGAAAACTTTGGGTACTACTTTGGGTACTAATTTAGAAAAATTCAGCCCTCAAAGCGTTTAAGTTTTACAAAATAATCAGTAAAAGGCGATTTTTCGCGTTTCATAAAATGCGTATAAACGTCTTTTGTCATCGATAAAGTAGCGTGACCGAGCCATTTTTTGGTTAAAAGGTCGTCAATTTGTGTTAAATGGCACATAGTAGCGAATGTATGACGTGTAGAATGAACGGAAACGTCGGTAAAGCCTAATTTTACAAAAGTTCTGCCGAAAGCGAGTTTAACGGCGTTGTAGGTATAATTTTCCGAAACGCAGTAGTCGAGTTTTTCTCGTAAACTCTCGTCATAATTGATAAAGCGTTGTGACGTGCGGTTTTTCGTGTCGTGTTCGATGATACCGTCGCGGTTCATCATCTTATTGACCCGTATTTCGTCATCGCCTATATCGTTGGGCGTGAGAGCCAAAAATTCACTTATGCGCATACCCGTACAGCAAAGGACGGTAAAGAGCCGACTATACTTTTCGGGTAAAGTCGTAAGAATAGCCGTTTGTTCTTCCGCAGTAAAAGCGCGTTTATGCTCCGACTTAACTTTCGGGCGTTTCAAGAGTTCGCAAGGGTTTTTACGTATTTTCTCCGAAATGACCGCTTGACGAAGAGCGGAATTGACGACATCGAATACTTTGCGCCGTGAGTTTTCACCGTTTATAGATATAAAAAATTGTTGCAGAATATCGGGCGTAAGTTGTTCCATAGGCGTTGCGATTGTCTTTATCTTATTAAATGCGTCCATATAACCTCTTTTCGAGTTCGAGCGTAAGTACGGTTCTTTATATGTTTCGTACCAATAATTAACCCATTCGATAAAAGACGAGCCTTTCTTTGTGACGCGTTCCGTTTTTTCCTTTTCTTTTAAAGGGATATTCTTTAATTTTTCAATAACCTCCTTTTGAGTTTTAGCCGTTACCGTGTGGCGTTGGAATCTACCCTCCCACCACGTGTAGCGGCTATTTTTGTTTTTCCGGGAACGTTTTCGAATAGACCCCGCCCCGAAAGGCAGATAAACAGACATTTTTTCCTCCGCCTGAATATCCGATAACAACCTGAAATTAACGTCAGGATAAGGGGACGGCTTTCCGCCCTCACTTACAATACGAAAAGGCGATTTGCGCGTAATCGGTTCATTTGCGAAATCGTCGTTTCCTATTATTTTGCCGCACAATAACGAGGCTTTTTGTAAAGCCTCCGCTAAAAGGTCGAGCAATCTCCTTGTATCATCTTCCACTCCATATACTCCTCCAAAAAAATATTTAACCTACATCGCTTTGGGAGTTTTTCAGAAACGCTTCGGCATAGCCGAGAACTTTTCCTTGCTGTACTGCTGTCAGTTGCCTGAACAGAGCGAGCATTTCTATCTCTTGCGATGTTAAGTTACTTGATTGTGTACGAGCCGCTTTCGGGGCAGGCTCCGTGTAAAAATAATTCTCGGGCAAATCGAACGCTTCGGAAATTCTTGCAAGCGTGCGCCGAGAGGGGGCTGATAACCCGTTTTTCCAACGTTGAATAGCCCCGTTCGCTAAACCGACTTTTTTTTCAAATGTATGGGGGTTTAGCCCTTGTTTTTCGATTAGGTCATATACTTTTTCAATGATTAAATCCATAATTTTTCTCCATAGACAAAAAAACTAAAAATATTTTCATTAAATTAACTAAAATCGCTTGACATTTAATTAAAATAATGATATAATATAGGTGTAAACAAGGTAAAGCAAATGCAGTTGATTTCAATTATAGCAAAGTTTATAAAAAATGTCAACAAGATTTACAAAAAGGAGGTGTTCTAAATGGACGCAAAGAGATTGGAAAAGTTAAGAGTTAAGAAAGGGCTGTCGCAAGTAGAGTTTGCGGAACGAATCGGAGTAAGCCGTCAAGCCGTATGGAAAATGGAAAGCGGCTTTATGAATCCGTCGGTTGAAACACTTAAACTCATAGCGAAACTTTTCAACGTCACGACCGATTATTTGCTCGGTATGTAAAACTTCAAAAAGTCAATGGAGGATAGAATAATGACTAACGAAGAATTTATCAAAAACTTAAAAACGGAAGAATTGGCGCGTGTGCTTAAATACGCAACCGATTGTCGGCATTGTCCGATTCGCGCTTTTTGCAACAAAACCGATTGTGAAGATTGCGAAGAAACGTGGTTTCGTTGGCTGAAAGCAAAAAAGACGGCGGAGGACTTGAACAATGATTGACGTAAGCGATATATGCAGAATGACGCTCGAAGCGGAAGATATGCGCTCGAAACTCGATTGTTGGAAAAAAACCTGCAAAGAAAAAAGACTTGCTTTGGAACAAAACGGAGCGTGGGACGGCAAAGCATGGGAAACGGCATATGACATCGGGAAAGCCGTTGAAAAGGTAGACTTCATTATGACCGACTTGCTCGGAGAAATGGACAAGCTTGTAGAACAAATAAAAAAGGAGAGTAAATAAAATGTACATGGTAGTAATAAGACATGGGAAAGCATGCAACGCTTACATAAAATTCGACGAAAAAACGGCGTTGGCAAAAATGAGGGAAATCGCCTTGACGAGGGACTTCGACAAAATCGTGTGTGTAAAAATGGAGGGCAGTAACATATGCGTAAACTCTTTGAGATAAACAGCGATATTGAAAAGTTGCTTGATAAAAACGCCGTTATCGTAATGGGCGAAAACGGCGTAGATACGGAAACGGGCGAGGTGTTCAACCTTGCGGAAAGACTGAACGCCTTGACGGTTGAGAAGAACGAGAAAATCAAAAGCGTTGTCGTGTATCTCGACGACCTGAACGGCAAACTTGAAAGCATACGAGAGAAACTCGACAACTACAACAAAATCAAAAAGTCGCTCGAAAGAGAGATTGCGGGCTTAACAGATTATCTTCTGTTTGCGACGGACAAGCAAGGTTTTAAGGACGACGAAATCGAAATGAAAGTCAAAAAGACTATGCGGTGCGTGCTTACGGACGAAACGCTTATCCCCGAACAATTCATTAAGACAAAAACGGAAACGAGCATTTCCAAAACGGATATTACGAAAGCGATAAAAGCGGGCGAAACCGTACCGGGCGCAGAAATGCAAGCGAACTACTCCGTGCAGATACTGTGAGGTGCCATATGGACAACTTGGAATTATACAAGGGCTGGGCAAATGTCCCGAAAGAAGCACAAAAACCGTTCGATAACGGTACTTTCAAAGGAACCGACATCAATACCATGTGGCGCATTAAAGTGCTGACGGAAAGGTTCGGAGCCTGCGGCGTAGGCTGGTACTACAATATCAAACGCGTATGGAGCGAGAACCTCGGCGACCAATGCGGCGAAATCTTATCGTATGCGGAAATCGAACTTTTCATTAAACACGACGGAGAGTGGAGCAAGCCTATCGCAGGTATCGGCGGCAATAAAATGCTGAAATACGTTCGTAAGAGCGAAGATTTCCGACCGAGCGACGAGGCGTACAAAATGGCAGTAACCGACGCTTTCGGAAACGCTTGCAGAAATCTCGGAATCGGCGCAAATACATATTGGGAGAACGACAAAACCAAATACACGGAAGAGCCGAAGAAAAGCAAAGAAGAGTTAATAAAAGACGACCGCGCAAAGTTAATTGAGGCTAATAAGCCGCAGGATATGACGGTAGCGGAGTTGAAAGCACTTGCTTCCAACCATAACTGTCTTAAACTATCGGCGGCAAACGAAGCGGACTTCAAGGCGTTTATCAAGGAGTTGAAAGAATGGAAATCATCGACGGAAGAGTAAAGGACTATGACGAGCGCGGAATACTCACGGTCGTTGCAGATTACCCGAACGCCGAGCGGTTCATAAATCGCGACTTCAAAACGTGCCGAATCGTCTTAAACGATAGCCGGGAAATATCCGCCGAACAGAGAAAAAAAGCATACGCGCTTCTAAACGAAATATCCGAGTATATGGGAGAAATGCCCGAATACACGAAGAGATTGTTCAAACTTAAATTCATACACGACACAATGAAAGGGCTTGCGGACGGCATATTTTCGCTTTCGGACTGCGACGTGACTACGGCAAAGGAATTTATTACCTATTTGATTGACTTCATAATAGCGCACGAAATTCCGACGAGAGTGCCGCTTGCAGAACTGTGCGAGGATGTTCAAAAATACGTTTACGCGTGTGCAATGCAAAAAGTCTGTTGCGTATGCGGCAGAAAAGCCGACTTGCACCACTACAACGCTATCGGGAGCAAATACGACCGAAGCAAGGCAGTGCATGAGGGTTTGCGAGCGTTGCCGTTGTGTCGGGAACACCACACCGAAGCGCACAACGTCACGAAAGAAGTGTTTTTGAAAAAATACCATATCGAGCCGATAGTGCTTGATAAAAAACTGTGTAAAAAATGGAGGTTACCGTATGAATCTTAAAGAATTGAGGAACAGCGTCGGCGTACGTCAGAGCGAACTCGTAGCCGCGCTGAACAAAGAGGGGCTGAAAGCAACCGAAGCGGACATCTCCCGAATAGAGAACGGCATAATCGAAACGTACCTGTTTTTAGCGTTCAGAGCCGAGGAACTGCTCAAACGTAAAACTGCACTCCCAAAAGCAAAAAACGCAACAGAGGCGAAATTTGGAAGTTGCAACCGCATTGCCGAGCGAGTTATGGAAAGGATAGAGCAAAACGGCTTTACAAACTACGAAGATTTGGCGATGACGCTTATGACGAGCGATAAGCGCGAAATACGAGCGGGTGTAATGGAAACGCGTTGCGCTTACCCGATAATCGACCGTGAGGGCGGCGGTTGGGCGTTGGCAACAACGATAGCCGACTGCGACAAGCAGATAGGTATTTACGAGAAAAAGAAGCGTGTGTACTCTTATCAGGAAACGCCGCTTATTGCTAAAAAGTACGAACTGCAAAAGGAGAGAGGTTAATGGAAGATTTACAGCAAAGTTTTTATGCAGTGATACCTGCGGACGTGAGATACGACGCGCGGCTTACGGCAAACTCGAAACTGCTTTACGGTGAGATAACCGCCCTCTGCAATATGCACGGTTTTTGCTGGGCTAAAAACGAGTATTTCGCCAAACTTTACGGCACTTCCGAACGCAGTATTCAACGCTGGATTGACACTCTCGTTTCGTGTGGTTATATCATCAAAAACTACCTCCGTGACGACAGCGGCGCACTTGCCGAACGTTGTATATCGATACAAACGTACCGATTGTCACCACGTGACAAAAATGTCGTTTCCCCCACGACAAAAATGTCGTCCCTTAATAAGGATGAATATTTTAAATATTATAATAATAACCCCCCTTACCCCCCAAAGGGGATTTCGGGAGAAAAAAACTCTTTTTCAATCGATGACTACGAGTTATCCGAGGCTATGAAAAGCAAGGTCAGCGAGTGGGTCGAGTACAAGAAAGAACAGCACAAATTCAAGTATTCGGAGCAAGGCTTCAAGTCGTTTATAAAACAACTTCAAAACTACATAGAAAGTTGCGGCGAAAGCAACGTCATAAAGGCGATAGACGAAGCAATGGCTAACGGATATAAAGGCGTTGTGTGGGATGTCCTGAAACGCAAGAAAAAGGACAAGCCCGAAAAGAGTTACACGAGCGAGCAACTTAACGGAATGTTCAATAATCTTGATTACGAGGACTTGTGATTATGGATGAAAAGATTTTCAAAGATAAAAAGATTTTCCCAACGATATATCCGTATTTTTCGGAGGTAAACTACGACGACATACTGAAACACGCCGAAAAGTTTTTACCGACACCCGAAAAGCCGATAACAAGGATAACTTACAAAAAGCCTTTAATTTGGGAAGATATTGCAGACCCGAACAAACGCGCTACGATACAGGAGTTGATAAAAGTCGATATTGTGGCGCGTGAAGAACAGATGTTCATTGCACCGGTGTTAAAGTGGGCGCAAGAAAACAGAGTGACGACGCACATTCTTATCGACGAAGATTTCGTGCGAGAAGCACTTTACCGGGAAGCGGAGCGGCGGAGGGATATGCAATGGAAGAATTAGCGTTCGTGTTGTTCTCCGAGGCGTTCATCTTAACGCTTTACGGGATATGGGAAGTCGGCAAAAAAATAACGAATAAAATCAAGGAGAGAAAAAGAAAATGAACAAATGCGTTTTTATTGGAAACTTAACCAAAGACCCCGAGGGCGGCTCGACTACAAGCGGGATATCGTATTCGCGCTTCACTATTGCGGTCAATCGCAGATATACCGATTCCAACGGCGATAGAATAACGGACTTTATCCCGGTGACGGCGTGGCGAGGGCTTGCCGACAACTGCAATAAATACCTTGTCAAAGGTAACAAAATAGCCGTCGAGGGTCAATTAAACGTTTCGACTTACGAAAACGACAAAGGCGAAAGACGAACAAAGTTTGACATATCCGCCGATACGGTCGAGTTCTTATCCCCGAGAAATGAGGATAAACAGCCTGCGGAAGATAAACATACTGCGACGGTTGCGGATAAGAGCGAAAACAAAAAGTTTACCGACCTGAAAGAAGCCGAGGATGATTTTCCGTTTTGAGTAAGCGATACATATACAAGGTCGTCGTAAAAAACGGCGACAAAGTGAGAACGGTTTTGTCTGTTCGAGCAATAGCGGATATGCGGTTTGTCAAGCGTTGGTATTATCAGAAATACCAGCAAAAGGACGGCGACGTGTTCGTGATTTGCTCGGACGAAGAGGCTGTGTGGGAGGCAATGATATGTTCCGTTGCCGACGTCGGATGTAGCATAGGAGAGGAACAATGCAAATATGTGAAAATAACAAAGATTGCTACTATAAGCAAGAAACAGCCGATTTACTGCAAGAATTGGCTATTGAACGCTCAGAAGCCGAATTTCAGGAAAAGCGATACGCGCGGTTAAAGAAAGCGTTACACACGAAAAACAAGAACGAGCGAATCGCAGGCGCGAGAAAGTTCGCGGACAGGCTCTGCTACGAGGTTGAAAACGATGTCGTTGCCGAGTATATTATGCAGGTTTTCTATAAATGGCTTAAAGAGGTCGAAAATGAATAAGCCGCATAGAAAAACGAGTTTCCGAAATTGCAACGAATGTACCTATCGATTGACAATGCAATGCTTCAATTCGATAAGTGGCAATACGTGTTATGAGGGACACAAACAATACAGCCGCATAAAAATGACGGCGGACGAATTAAAGCGTTTACGGGAGGCGTTAAATGGACAACGGTAGAAGAAGAGAGATTGAAAGGGCGTTCTATGATTATCAAAAAAACCGTATGGAAGCGGCGGAGTACATATCGGACTTATGCTCGACCAAATCCCCGGTGTTGGAGAATTTAGGTCACGGAAGCGGCATAAGCGACCCGACGGCGTTATCGGGAGTAAAACTTGCCGAGTACAAAAAATACTTGTGGTGTGAAGTGGTTGAAAAGACCTGCACGACGTTTCGCTTCGAGTATGAATACGAACTCATCAAACTGCGGTATTTCAATCACATATCCCGAAACAGCGTGAACTCGTATCTCAATATATCAGAGCGAACGCATAGTTATTGGTTGGAGCGAATACTGTCTACGGCGGAGCGTTGGGCGTACGAATTAGGCATTTACACCGATTGAAAGTGCAAAATGGCAAAAAGTTTGCCATAATTTTGAGAAAATATGTGTTATAATGGTAGCGTGAAGAAATATAAAGCGACCGAAAAAGAAAAAGTCGCGAAAAGATAAGCGTTACCATTGACACATAGAGAAATATGTGTTAAAATACAAAGGTAATGCTTTTTTGTTATGGAGAAAGCATTATGGCGGAAGAGTTCAAAAAGACCGGACTTATGGACGGAATGGGCGAAAACAATGATGACGACGATTTCAAAAACGACCCCGAGGGCGGCGGGA